GCTGGCACCGAAGTGTCTGGCGGCTCGTATGCCCGAGTTGCCGCCACGTTCTCGGTATCTGGGGACACGGCGAGCAACACCGGCGGCATTGAATTTGCGGCCGCCACGGCGAACTGGGGCACGATTTCCCACATTGGCATCATGGACGCTTCCACGTCTGGCAACATGCTGATTTACGCGGCTCTGACGGCTTCCAAGACCATCGCTGACGGCGACGTGTTCCGCATCCCGACCGGCGATCTGGACGTGACGCTTAACTGATGGCGCTCAGGACCGGATGCGGCACTGGGGTTTTTAGCTCCAGCAAATACGGCCTCCCTGAAGTTTACGAGGGGGCCGCAGCCGTATCCGTCACGACATCCGTGACGCAGGCAGATGGCCAGCGTGTGGCGCTTGGCGCGATTGCGGTTGAGGATGCGGTTTCGCATGTCGTTTCGGCTCAGCGCGTGCAGAGCGGCTCTGCGTCTGCCAGCATCACGGCAACCTCAACTGCGGTTGGTTTCACAGCGCTGGCTGGTGCAGCCTCGGCCTCGATTGACACATCTGTCGATCTTTACTGGAACCGAGTCCGCCCGTTCTCAGCTACCGTTGGCGGAACGGCCAGCAATGTGATATACGCAAGATACAAGTGGATCGACACGTCTGTCGCGTCTGTAACATGGACGGACGCTGACTATCGAGAGGGAGCAGCATAATGGCTGACGCGACGACAACGAATTACAGCTTCACGAAGCCCGAGGTTGGCGCTTCCGAAGACACTTGGGGCACCAAGCTGAATGAGAACTGGGACGACCTTGACACTCTTCTTGGCGGTGTGACTGCTGCTGAGTTTGCTTATCTTGACATCACCACCCTCGGCACCTCGCAGGCATCAAAGGTTGTGACGGCGGATGCCAACGGGGACGTGAACCTTGCAGAGGAGCTAAAGGCAAAGTCTTACAACGAGACTTATGCCGCTCTTTCTGGGACGACGCCGTCTGTTGACTGTGAAACCGGTAATTTCTTCGTCCTGACGACCAGTGGAAATACCACGTTCACTTTCAGCAATCCTCCATCTTCTGGCACAGCCTATGGGTTTACCATCAAGGTTACTGCTGGCGGCGCGCACACTTTGACATGGCCTGCATCTGTTGACTGGGCTGGAGGATCGGCTCCGGACGCGCCTGCTTCTGGGGAAACGAATGTTCTGGTGTTTATCACGCATGATGGCGGCACAACTTGGTATGGTTTCCAAGCAGGGGCGGCGATGGCATGAGCGTTATTAGTAAACTCTCGACTATGGCTGCGGCTAACTCGGCAAACCCAGCTTGGGATTTGGCGTATGCGTATTATGACCCGCCAGCGACACTTGCGTGGAATATTTCTAGTGCAGCGAGCAATACCGCCTTCAGTCTAGCCGGGCAGGGGACATCTCCAATTGGGATTTTCTTTAAGCCTGATGGGACGAAAATGTATGTTACAGATTCCGCTGGTATTGAGGTTAATGAATACAACCTTCTGACGCCTTGGGTTGTCAATACAGCTATATATTCCCAAAGGCTCGCCATAGGAACGAATCCCACTGGCATCTTCTTTAAGGAAGATGGCACTCGCATGTATCTTGCAGATTACGGCGCTGACCGTGTTTATGAATACACGCTTAGCACAGCTTGGGACATTTCAACGGCATCGCTTGCGGCGTCAATCAGCGTTTCCGCAAAAGAAACATTCCCAATCGGCTTGTTCTTCAAGCCAGACGGAACAAAAATGTATGTTTGCGGAACGTCAAGCACAGACGTGAACGAATACAACCTAAGCACGGCTTGGGACGTGTCCACTGCGGTTTTTTCTCAGGCATTTGATGTAAGCTCCCTTGGCGGAAGCCCGCAGGGCGTTTTCTTTAAGCCTGACGGGACAAAAATGTATGTCTCCGAAAACATTGGGGACGATGTGAATGAATACGACCTAAGCACTGCCTGGGACATCTCAACTGCGGTTTTCTCGCGGTCATTCTCTGTCGCTAATCAGACCAACGTCCCAAGATGTATTTATTTCAAATCAGACGGATCTGGTTTTTTCGTCATTGGAAACGACTCAGATTCTGTATTTCAATACACCCTAGGCGGTTTCTCTGTCGCTGCTCAGGATACCACGCCACGAAGCCTCTTTTTCGATCCTGATGGCACAAAAATGTATATCATTGGTGGGGCCGGACTTGATGTAAACGAGTATTCCCTAAGCACAGCTTGGGATATTTCTACAACCTCTTACGTTCGTGTGTTCTCGGTAGGCACTCAAGACAACGCCCCACGAGGCATCTTCTTCAAACCAGATGGCACTAAAATGTATGTTGTTGGGGCTACTGGGCAAGACGTAAATGAATATTCCCTAAGCGCTGCTTGGAACATTTCTACTGCTTCTTATGTTCGTGTATTCTCGGTGAGCGCTCAGGACACCTCACCACGAGGCATCTTCTTTAAGCCTGATGGCACCAAGATGTATATCGCCGGGGCTGCTGGACAAGACGTAAATGAATATTCCTTAAGCACAGCTTGGGATATTTCTGCAGCGTCTTATGCTCAGAACTTTTCTATATCTGCTCAGGAAACCTCACCATACGACATTTTCTTTAAAGACGATGGCACTAAGATGTATGTTGTTGGGACTAGTGGAGATGATGTAAATGAATATTCCCTAAGCACAGCTTGGGATATCTCTACTGCATCTTATGTTCAGAACTTCGCAGTAGCCGCTCAGGACGCAAACCCTGTTGGCCTTTTCTTTAAAGACGACGGCACTAAGATGTATGTTATTGGGTACAGTACTGACGCTGTCTATCAATACACCCTTGGCGAACAGCCATAACTTCATCAACGAACAGACTCACGGAGGCTCACAATGTTCGTAAAAGCGAAAAACGGCAAGATCGACAAATACCCATACACGGTCGGAGACTTGCGCAAAGACAACCCGCGCACCAGCTTTCCAAAGCAGGTGCCGGAAGCAGTGATGGCAGCTTTTGGCATGTTCCCTGTCGGCTACGAAGCTGCGCCTGAATATAACGCAATGACGCACCGTCTTGAACATGGAAGTGTTCCCGTTCTCAAGGACGGCAAGTGGGTGCTTGAAAAAGCTGTTGTTGCGCTTACCGATGAGCAGATTGCAGTTCGTGACGCAGCAAAAGCGGCAGGGGTCCGCTCCCAGCGTGACAGCCTGCTCGCCGCGACCGATTGGATGGCTTTGTCCGACGTGACGCTGAGCGCAGACATGGCTACCTATCGGCAGGCATTGCGCGACATTACGGGCCACGCAAACTTCCCGCATCTGGGCGAATCCGACTGGCCTGTTAAGCCGTAAGGGAGGGCGAACATATGCCCCTGATCCCTCTTAACATTCCGCCGGGGCAGTATCGCAACGGGACGGAATATCAGTCTCAAGGCCGTTGGCGCGATGCCAACCTTGTTCGCTGGCATGAAGGCGCTCTTCGTCCCATCGGCGGCTGGCGTCAACGCGGAAGCGTGGATATTGCTGGCGTTGTTCGATCGATGCTTGCATGGGAGGACAACAGCGGAAGCCGTCGCGTTGCTATGGGAACGCACGACAAGCTGTTTTCCATGACATCTGGCGATGTTGTTTCTGACATTACTCCGGTCGGGTTTACTGCTGGCCGCGTTGATGCAACGGCCTTCACGGGCTATGGCGCCAGCACATACGGCAGCAGCGCATATGGCATGCCCTTCTCTGACACTGGAAGCATCCTTCGTGCTACGACTTGGTGCTTGGAGAACTGGGGCGAATATTTGCTGGCCATGACGCCGGACGATGGAAAAATCTACGAATGGCAACTCAACAGCGCGACGCCTGCGGCTGTTTTGAGCAACGCGCCGACAGGCTGCTCCGGCATGATGGTGACGGAAGAGCGGTTTGTCTTTGCCTTTGGTGGCGGTGGCAATCCCCGTTTGGTTTCTTGGTCTGACCGCGAGGATAATAACACCTGGGCTCCAGCAACGACAAACGAGGCTGGCGACATTCAAATCCAGACCAATGGTGTCATCCTGAAAGGCCTTCGGACGCGCGGGCAGGCTTTGATCCTGACAGATCAGGACGCGCACACGGCGACATATCAAGGGCCGCCGTTTGTTTACGGTTTTGAGCGTGTCGGCACGTCATGCGGGCTTATCGCTGCCAATGCGGCTGCGACTGTTGACGCTGGCGTGATCTGGATGGGAAGCCGTGGATTCTTCGTCTACAGCGGCGGGGCTGTCCAGCCGATTACTTGCGATGTTGCGGATTACATTTTCAGCGACATGAACAACGACCAAAGGTCGAAGATTCACGCCGTTGTGAACAGCCGTTTCAACGAGATTTTCTGGTTCTACCCGAGCGGCTCCAGCACTGAATGCGACAGATATGTCGCTTTTGACTATGCCGAGAACATTTGGATGACCGGCGCGATTGACCGCACGGCGGGCATTGATCGTGGCGTATTCCGGCAACCAATGTGGATTGCGGCTGATGGCGTGCTTTATGAGCAGGAAATTGGCTTCAACTACAATGGACAAACTCCATTTGCCGAGACAGGGCCGATTGCGATTGGCGCAGGCGATCAGGTCATGTCTGTGACGGAAATTATTCCTGACGAAAAGACGCTGGGCGATGTGACGGCGACGTTCAAAACGCGTTTTCATCCGACGGATGCTGAGCGGAGTTATGGGCCGTTTAGCATGGCAAACCCAAAGAGCTTGCGGTTTACTGGGCGTCAGATCAGAATGCGCGTTACTGGCAACACGGCTTCTGATTGGCGTGTTGGCATCATGCGACTTGATGCAACATCTGGGGGCCGCCGTTGAGAATTGTTCCGCCGATCACGCAGGACTTGCGAAAGTGGGCTGAGAACATGCGCCGGTTTCTCGGGCTTGCGCTTGACAAACTTGCTTTCAAGGATGCGGGCGCATCTGCTACCGAAGATGGCGTCATCCTCTGGGATGCGTCTGGTGGTTATCCTGTCGTCTCCAAGAATGGCGAGTGGCGGCAAGTCGTTATGGCCGACGGTTATGCCGTGCTTGGCCAAGATGCTGACATCACAGCGGCGGCGGCTGACACAGCTTATAAGATCGCCTTGGATGACATTATCACCGAGGGCATTACGCTTACTGGGTCGCCGCTGACGGAAATCACGTTTGTTGAGGGCGGGCTGTATTCTCTGGCCTTCACGGCGCAGATCGAAAGCTCATCATCCAGCACGGTAAATTTCAGGTTTTGGCCGAGGCTGAATGGCACAGACGTGACGGGAAGCACGATTGTCGCGAGCTTGCACAATAACGGCGCGACAACTGTTGTCTCTCGGACGGCAATTTTCAGCGTCAACGATGGCGATGTGCTGAATGTGATGTGGGCCACTGACAGCACCAGCGGCTATCTGCACGCGCACACAGCGACGGCTTACGCGCCAGCTTCTCCGTCGGTGACGCTGGTCATCAGTCGGGTGCAAGCATGACGCTCTTAGAGCATTGCCGCAAGTGGATCGAGGACGCGCTGGAGTACAGCGGCGGGTCGCATGATTTCCAAGATGTGTCTGACGGCATCCTGAGCGGGCGCATGCAGTTGTGGCCCGCCGAAAGGGGGTGCGCTGTAACAGAAATCGTGGTATATCCTAAGAAACGTGTCCTGCACGTCTTTTTAGCTGGTGGTGAGATGGAAACAATCGTCAACATGATTGATTCCGCCGTGGCTTGGGGTAAGACACAGGGCTGCACATCAATGACAATCGCTGGGCGACGTGGCTGGGAGCGAGTTCTTGCAAAGCACGGATACAGGCCAGTGATGACAGTGTTGGAGAGGAATTTCGAATGAGCGGCGGAAAAGGCGGTTCGAGTACGACCAAGGTTGAAATTCCTGCTTGGCTTGAGCAGGCGGCCAAAGAGAACTTGGCGCGCGGCCAAGGTGTCGCCAACATCGGTTACACCCCGTATTACGGCCCTGATGTTGCTGCCATGACGCCGATGCAGATGGCGTCCATGCAGGGTGTAAGCAGCGCAGCCGGGGCTTTCGGCCTGCCGGGTGGCGGCATGACCGGCATGGAGGGAATGCCTGCACCGCAAACCTTCGCAGGCGGCGTGCAGGGCTATTCATCTGGCGGTCTTTACGACGAGGCTCTGCGTGAGCTTGAGACCCGCCGACCGGGCCAATACAACGCCATCACCGGCATGTTCGTTGACCCGATCACCGGCGCGCAGCCTATCAACACTTTCGAACCGATTGCGACGCTTCCTGTGCTGCCAATGCCTGCCATACCTCCGGCAAACAGCCAGCGTGATGATCGTGGACGTGATGGAGATCGCGGTATGTCTGGCGGGAACAGATCTTCAGGTGGTGGGACAGGCTCCTTTGGCCTGCCCGACCCGATGAGCGGAAGAATCTCAAGCGTTGGCCCTATCGGGCGTGACGGCGGCGGCGGTATGGGACGGGGGAAATAATCATGGCTGGTGGATCAAACCCAAGACAAGTCGCCACTCCGGCATCTCCGAAAGCCGGGCAAATTGGCGGCGTCACCAGATTCAACAGCAACCCTGTCCGCCCACAGCCCGGTCAGGCTCAACTCGCTGTTATGCCGCAGCCCGCAGCCCAGACGCAGCCCGGTCAGGCTCAACTCGCTGTTATGCCGCAGCCCGCAGCCCCGACGCAGCCCGTCGCGACGCAGCCCGCCGCACCAGCGCAGCCGAACATCTTCCAACAGTCGGCTGGCGCTTACACGGGCGCGATCAACGCTGCCAACGCGGCGGCGGCATTTCAGCCGCAGCAGGTCGGAACATCGTTTGGCTACACGCCCGACGCGGTAGCCACGAATTTCGGGTATACGCCAGATGCCCTGACGGCTGAGCGCGTTGGGACTACTTTTGGATATGACCCGCAACAGGTGGCTGCGCAGGCCGCTCTCGGCGGGATCCAGCAGTATTTCAACCCGTATGAGCAGCAGGTCATTGAAGGCTCTATGGGCGACCTTGAGCGCCAGCGCATGCGGCAGATGGCTCAGATGGGCGCGCAGGCAACCGCAGCGCGTGCTTTCGGCGGGTCTCGTCAGGGCGTGGCTCAGGCGCTAACCAACGAAGCCTTTGCACAGCAAGGCGGCCAGCTTGCCTCGCAGCTTCGCGCGCAGGGCTTCCAAACGGCTCTCGGGGCGTCTCAGCAGGACGTTGCAAACCAGCTTCAGGCCGCTCTTGCTAACCAAGGCGCATTCGCTCGCTCTCAGGAGTTCGGTCAATCGACCACACTTCAGGCCCAGCAGGCCAATCAGGCCGCCGCATTGCAGGCTGCACA